CTTATGGATTAAATTTTGTTAATCAAATAACACCAATTAAATACAAATTTAAAACTTCAAGGGAAGATGAAACACCAACTGGTTTTACAAGATTTGGTTTTAAAGCACAAGAGATATTAGCTTTAGAAGGAGACAATCCAGTTCTTGTTAATAATGAAGATACAGATAATTTAAAATTAACAGGTGCTTATTTAATCCCAGTATTAGTTAATGCAATCAAAGAATTGAAAGCAGAAAACGATAGTTTAAAAACTAGAATAGAAGCATTGGAGAGTTAACATATGCTCTTCGGATTTGCTTCATTTGCCGAACGACCATTCTCAACGGTCGATGATGATAACAGCGTAAACATTCAAGTAACAGGCAATGCGTTATCTATTAGTATTGGTAGTGTAGGTGTTATTGCAGATTCAGTTGTAGAGAATGTTGACCCTAATAGATTAACATTAGGTGCTGGAACTCTTACAATTTCAGGAGATGCTAATTTTGCTGTTACAGGTAATGCAACAGCATTAAGTTTAGGTACTATTACAGTTACCGCAGATGCTAATACATCAGTTACTGGAAACTCATTGACCTTATCAACAGGAAGTGTTACAGTAACAGGAACAGCAAATGTTATTCCAACTGGAGCAGCATTAACATTAAACACAGGGGAACCTGGTATTATCACTTGGAATGATATTGTTCCTGGTGTAAATATGACATGGACGGAGATAGAACCTTACTAATATGGCATCAACTTTTTCAAACGATCTAAAATTAGAATTAGTTACAACTGGTGAAAAAGCCGGTCTTTGGGGATCAATTACTAATACTAACTTACAAATTTTACAACAAGCAGCTTCAGGATATATAGAAGTAGCAATGACTGGTAGTTCAGACATTACTTTAGCACTAACAGATGGTGCAGTATCTAATGGTAAAAATTTATACTTTAAATTAACAGGTACATTAGCTCGTAATCAAACTTTAATTATGCCTAATAACTCTGAAAGAGTTTTTATAATTGAAGATGCAACAGATAGAACTACAGCTAATAAATATACTTTAAGCGTTAAAGCAACTAATGGAACAGCTGTACCTATTCCAAATAAAGCAGTTATGCTTCTTAAATCAGATGGTACTAATGTTACTAAAGCTATTACTGAAAAAGGTTATTTTACTATTACATCGTCCGCAATAACAGCTTTTACAGCAGTAGCAGGTGATCAACTTTTAATAAATACAACTCAAACTACAGTTACAATTACTTTACCTGCCTCTCCTGCAATAGGTGATGAAGTAGTAATAATAGATGCAAGAGGAACTTTTGCATCAAATGCTGTGACTGTTGAAAGAAATGGTCAACCTATTAATTCAGGTACAAGTAACTTAGCACTATCTACTAATGGTCAAGCTATAACTTTAGTCTACATAGATTCTACAAGAGGCTGGGCGTATAAAACTAATACAGCATAAGGAGCTAATAGATGGCTCTTCAACAAATTAAATTTGCTCCAGGGATCGACAAGCAAGACACTAGTGTTGGTGCTGTTGGTCGTTGGGTAGAATCTGATAATGTAAGATTTAGATATGGCCTTCCGGAAAAAGTAGGTGGATGGCAATCATTACTTAATCAAAGCATCGTAGGCGTTTCTAGAAAATTACATTCATTTGTTGACTTAGAAGGAAACAGATACACAGCAATAGGTACAGATAAATTTTTACTTCTTTATTTTGAAGGACAACTTTTTGATATAACTCCTTTTCGTAGTAACAACGCAGGAGTTCAAACAACATTTACATCATCTACATTAGCAACTAATAGTGCTTCTACAAAACTTTGTACTATTACAACTACATCAGCTCATGATTTAATTGAAGGAGATATGGTGGTATTAGATTCAGTAACACTACCTAGTGGTACTGGTTTATCCGCTTCTGATTTTGAAGATAAACTATTTCAAGTATTATCAGTTCCAACTCCTACAACATTTGAAATTAATTCTTTAAACCAAGCAAGTGCTGCAGTATCAACAGGTGGATCAATGACAGTACAACCTTATCAAAGAGTAGGTCCCGCTGCACAATCCTATGGTTATGGATTTGGTATTGGACAATTTGGTGGAACAGTTGCTGGAGCTTTAACAAATACTTTATCTTCTGGAATAAACGATAGTGTAAATATAATTCCAGTTACATCTAACTCAGGTTTTCCAACAGCTGGTACTTTAGCTATAGGTACAGAACTAATTACCTATACAGGTAAAGGCACAAATACTTTTACAGGTGCAACAAGAGGAGCCTTAGGTACAACAGAAGCAGCTCATAGTAACTCTGCGGTAGTTACTAATGCAACAGATTTTACTGGATATGGTAATGCAGTAGAAGCGTCGACCGTAACTCTAGAACCAGGTTTATGGTCTTTAAATAATTTTGGTCAAGTGCTTGTTGCAACTATTGCTAATGGTAAAACATTTACTTGGAATGCAGGTATTACAGCAAGATTAACAACAAGAGCATCTACAACAACTACTGATTTTCCAACAGCTATTGCAACTGGAGTAGGTAATCCTACAGCTACTAGAGAAACTTTAATATCTCCTACAACTAGACACTTAATTCATTTTGGAACAGAAGTAACTATCGGCGATCCGAGTACACAAGATGATATGTTTATTAGATTTTCTAATCAAGAAGAAATTAATGAGTATGATATTTTAGCTGTCAACAGTGCGGGTTCACAAAGACTTCAAGATGGTACCAAGATCGTGGGAGCGTTGACCGCGAAAGAAAATATTTTAGTTTGGACAGATAACTCATTGTACACAATGAAATTTGTAGGAGCTCCGTTTACATTTGGCTTTGAGCAAGTTGGTACTAACTGTGGATTAATAGGTAAAAATGCAGCTATTGAAATTGATGGTGTTGCATATTGGATGTCTAACAATGGTTTCTTTGCATTTGATGGTACAGTAAACTCGTTACCTTGTAGTGTAGAAGATTATGTTTATGATGATTGTGCAACTACTAAAGGACAACAAATTAATGCAGGTATTAATAATTTGTTTACAGAAGTAACTTGGTGGTATCCAACTCAAGGAGCAGATTTTAATAACAGATATGTAGTTTATAACTATGGTCAAACTAATCAACCTACTCCAATGGGTAATTGGTATACAGGTGTTAATGAAAATTCTATAAGAACTGCTTGGATTGATTCTTTAATTTATCCTAAACCTTATGCTACAGCTTTTAAAAGTGCTAATACAGGTACGTTTCCTACAGTAGTTGGAGAATCTGGTTTAGGTCAAACTTTATTTTTTGAACATGAAGTAGGTACAGATCAAATTAATCCTGATGGAACGACTACAACTTTAACTTCTTTTATTGATTCTTATGATTTTGCTTTACAAACTGATCAAGGTATAGGAGAATATTTTTTAGCTATGAGAAGATTTTTACCTAACTTTAAAGTTTTAACAGGAAGTGCTGAAGTAACTATTTCAGTAGCTGATTATCCAGCAGATCCTAATACTGTAACAACATTAAGTCCCTTTACAATTGATTCAACTACAACTAAAATAGACACTAGAGCACGAGGTAGATATGCTGCTCTTAAAATAGCAAACACAGGATCAGGTGAATCATGGAGATTTGGTACATTTCAAGCTGACCTGCAACCAGATGGAAGAAGATAATGACAAAAGTAGTAGTAAGATTACCAGAACCTAAAAAAGAATATAGTGAAGATAATCAGAGACAAATTAATAGAGCGTTAACAACTATTGTAGAACAATTAAATTCTACATTTTTAAGACAACTAAAAGAGGACCAAGAACGATATACTTGGTTAGGTTTAGGTTAATGGCTAATGTATATTTAAATTCTAAAGTAGATTTATCAACTACTGATAATACTGTTTTATATACAGTGCCTTCTAACTCTAGAGCTATTATTAAATCTTTATTAGTTTCAGAAGATGCAGGTAGTGGAACTACAATAACTGTAACTTTAACAAGTGAAACAGGAACAGTTTTTAGTTTATTTAAAGTTAAAGCTGTTGGTGCCAATGCAACAGAACAATTATTAAATGAGCCATTAGTTATGATGGAAAATGAAATATTGAAAGTTCAAGCAGCAGATGCTAATGAGTTACATGTAGTATCTTCTATACTAGAAATTAACAGAGAGGACGTATAATGTCATTTATAGAAACAAAAGCTTCAATTAGGTATGAAGTAATTGATGGTAAAAAAGTACCTATAATTACACCTGAATGTGAGGTAACATTAACTAATACAGAAACAGGCAAAGACTACAATTCTGATGCTGAAGCGTTAGCAGACGTACAGGATCCAAACAGTAATACTAAAGCAGAACATATACGTAGAGACGTAAATATAACTGTAGAAAGCATACCTTTGGGTGCTGGTGTTAATATATTCTAGATTGACTATGAACATAAAAACAAGTAAAATAACCAACACCAGCATACATACAAGAGTTGCTATCTTGCTATTCAACAATATAATAGAGATATAAATTATGGGATTTTTTTCAGGAATAAGACGTAGAATTAAAAAGATTATACCTAAAGAGGTACGACCTTTTATACCTTACGCAGCAGCAATGATACCAGGTCTTCAAGGATTTGCAGCAGGTATTCCCGGCATAACAAGCATGGCTGCACAAAAAGCTTTAATAGCAGGTGGAACAAAATTTTTAACAGATGACGAAGCAGATATAAAAGATGTTGCAAGAGCAGGTGTTTTAGCTGCGGCTCCAGATTATATTTCAAGTAAAATGCAATTAGGAGCAGATAAATTAAATTTAGCAAATGAATTAAAAGGTGCTGGAGATATATCTAAAACAGCTCAAATGTTAGAAACAGGATCTGAAGGTATTAAAGGTTTAAGTGGTTTAAAAACTGTAGCAGCACAAGGTGGAATAGATTACGGAATCAAAGCAGCAGAATTAAATAAAGATGCACTAGAAAGATATAATGCAGATTTATTAAAACAAGGTATTGCTGACAAAGCAGGTAGAAGAGCAGCTATTAGAGCAATATATTCTAACACTGGAACGTGGGATATGGATGAAGTTGATTCTATGTTAGATACATACGGATACAGATCAGGTGGTAGAGTTGGTTATGCTGAAGGCGATATGGTTTTAACAAATCCAAGTATGGTAACACCAGAACAAA